CTGAGCAAAAGGTTATGTATTACAACTACCGATGCCAGCAAGCCGGACTAGACCCAGCAGCTAAACCATTCGATTTATTACGACTTAACGGGAAAGAGGTTCTCTATGCAAACGCCAGCGCCACTCAACAGCTATGTGCGATACATGGGCTATCAACGCAAATTACGCACCGTGAAAAGGTTGACGACATCTATTTGGTATCCACGAGATGTACGGGTAAAGATGGGCGTGTATCGGAGAATCAGGGTGCAGTCTCCATCGGTTCGCTTAAAGGCGATGTACTCGCAAATGCCATACTCAAAGCTACAACCAAGGCTATTAGGCGCACTGTACTCGCCCACTGTGGGCTGGGTATGCTCGATGAGAGTGAAACGGAAACCATTCCCCAAGCGCAGAGGGTGGAACTTCAGCTTCAGAACCCGACCAATCAACAAGTGGTATCACTGGAAGATATCCCATCGGACGAGTTTGAATTAAATGCTGCACCCGAGAGAGCATGGAAGTTATGGGTGCCAAACATGGAACAACCCTATGCTGTATATCCAAGCTATGAGGATTACAAGGCTGGAATGTTTGAACTGTGCGACAAGATTATTAACAATAGGAAACTAGATGATGTGGAAAAGCATAAAAAACTTCGTGAATTGGCTAATGCTAACGAACAGAACACCAGCGGACTCAGCAGCCATGAACGCATACAATTTACCGCAAAGTTTGCCACCATCAGGAGCGCCGAAGACACAAAAAAGCACGAAGCCACGCAGAATGGGTAGCCAAGGAAAAACAAAAGCTAACCAACCTACCGCTACATCTAACCCAAAAAGAAAAGGTGCTGTGGTGGCTAAGAGAAAAAGGCGGACTAACACCGATGCAAGCGTATGACTTTATGAATTGCACACGGTTAGCAGCAGTAGTGTATGACCTTAAATCAGAGGGTCATAACATTATCAAAGAAGATATGCGTAGCCCGTCTGGTGCGCTGTATGCGAAGTATCACTTAATGGGAGCAAGAAAATGAGTATTTTAAAATCAGGCGCATCTATACCGCAAGACGGCAAGGGAGTGCTATTTCAAAACAAAAAGACCAAGGACACCCATCCAGACTACAAGGGCACTGTCATGCTAGACGGCAAGATGTACAAGCTCGCTGGCTGGATTAAGAATACGCAATACGGGCATTTGGTCAGCCTGTCTTTGGACACCTATCAGTCTAGTGCTGAACGTGGTCCTATTGAGCGTGAAGTTCGTAATGACCAAGACGTACCTTTCTAACCAACCAAGGGGATTAGTATGAAAACATTAGTCGCAGTGCTTTTCGTTGCTTTATCATTCAATACGTTTGCTGCAATTAAATGCCAACCTGATGGACGAGGCGGTATGTGTTGCTGGGATACAACAACACAAGGTCCATTTAAACCGATTACTTGCTGATGTTGATATTGAGCCTACCTTATCCACCGTCTATCAATAGCTATTGGAGAGCGAATGGTCATCGTAGGTTCATCTCAGCAGAAGGGCGAAAGTTCAAAGAGGATGTATCGGAGTATGTCATTGAGTACAGAGTGCCTAAGTTGGGCGCTGAACCGCTTGATGTACACATTACGCTACATCCAAGAGATAAACGCAAGACGGATATAGACAACCGAGTGAAGGCAGTCTTAGACGCTTTGCAAGATGCTGGAGTATTTGACGATGATTCTCAAGTAGAGAGTCTCACCGTCATACGTGGAAAGCCCGTTAAAGGCGGGAAGTCCATGGTAGTTATTACCCCCCTCCAGTCTGAAGGAGATATTAGGTAGCTTGCGCCGGTCAGGTATTCAGACAACCGGCACTTATTTTAGGGATTGAGATGACAACATTTACGACAGAAGACAGACAAGAAGCAGAGAAGCCACACATTTTTGTAGCTACTCCAATGTACGGTGGTATGTGCGCTGGGTACTATACCCAGTCCATCATTAGCTTAGTTAATGTATTTAGGCAAGTGGACTTTGATTCTAGCTTTTCATTCATGTTTAATGAGAGCTTGATTACACGGGCTAGGAACGCACTGGCTAACAACTTCCTCAAGAGTCCAGCTACTCATCTGATGTTTATTGATGCGGATATTAAGTTCAATCCAGCTGAGATACCGCTTATGGTTCATGCCGACAAGGAGATTATCTGTGGCATTTATCCTAAGAAAGAGATTAACTGGAAGACAGTCAGGTCTGCCATTGATGCTGGCGTAGAGGACGATAAGCTACCTACGCACACTGGCTCATTCGTAGTCAATCTTGTTGGCTATGAGGGCGAGGTTACTGTGCCGATTAACCAGCCATGCGAGATTTGGAATGGTGGCACTGGCTTTATGTTGATTAAGCGAGAAGTGTTTGAGAAGCTAGCAGACAAGGTGCCAACCTATAACAATGACGTGCGAGACCTATCTGGCAACGTAAGACCTGAGTCAGAGATTAAGGAGTACTTTGCTACTAGCATTGAGCCGGGAACAAACCGACTGCTCTCAGAGGACTATCACTTCTGCAAGATAGCTAGAGATAATGGGATTAAGGTTTGGGCTGCTCCATGGGTACAGCTCGGACATTTGGGAACCTATCTGTTTGACGGGAAACTATTGCAAACTCCATGATGCGTAATCTAGCTGCTCCACACATTAACTTTGAGGAGTTAAGTGGTTTGTTGGGAAAGGTTTTGCCATCTAATATTGACATGGTTTTGGAGCATTGGGATAAGTTTTTAATTGGCGAATGGAAAAGAGAGAACGAAAAACTTAGTTTAGGTCAGCAAATATTATTAAAAGCGTTTGCAAAAATGCAAAATTTTACAGTCATTGTTGTTCAAGGCAATACTGATAATGAGATGATAGTTGATAAGTTTTGGAAAATTGAAAAAGACGGAACTCCAAAAATCGCTGGAAGGTCCTTGCAAGAATTTAAAGATTTTATTATTGACTGGTATTTATTGTCTGAGGCTCCATGACCATCTCGCTTGACCTAGGATGTGGAACAAATCCACGTAATCCTTTTAATGCGGATGAGGTGCATGGCTTTGACTTGCGTTCAGGGATTGACTTAGCCATTGAGCCAATACCTTATGCAGATAACTCTGTGGACTACGTTAGTGCTTACGACTTTTTTGAGCATATCCCAAGAGTTATCTACCTAGACCGTAAGCCACGCTTTGCTTTTGTGGAACTGATGAATGAGATTTATCGGGTGCTAAAGCCTGACGGTAGTCTGTATTCGTTTACTCCAGCCTATCCACATTCTCCAGCGTTTCGTGACCCAACCCATGTGAATATCATTACTGAGGAAACATTCCCGATGTACTTTGCTGGTGGATGCCTAGCTAAGATGTACGGGTTTAAGGGAGTGTTTCACGTGGAACATCAAGAGTGGTCGATACCCCACCTAATTACAATACTTAAAAAGCCTATCGGCTAGTTTTACGTTTGGCTGTTTTAGCTGAACGGATAAAGGCTTCCTTGGTTGGATAGCCTTTCTGTCCGGGCTTCTTCGGTGGTAAGCCCTTTTCTCTGCGTTTATTGATGTTGTAGTACAAACCCTTCTTTACCGGCATTTCCATCTCCTTAACGATGCTTTAGCCCTTGTTGCTGGTCCTTTAGCCTTACGCACAACGCCAGCCATTCGGGCACAGAATGAGGCTTTACGCCCTTTCTCGGACTTAGTACGAGGGTTAGGTGCTGGAGCCTTTAAATCGCTTCCTGTGGCTCGATTTAACTTAGCTCTACCTTTAGCAGTCAAGCCAGCCCCACGAGAGACTGGGAGCTTCTCTCCACGTCCAATCGACAGGCTAGTGCTTTTCTTAGGCATAAGGTCTAGTTAGCTTAAAAATAAGGCACGTTCATCGTTCCTGCGGGTTACTAGACCTTTTAGTACTTTACCCCCAGCCAGCGTATATTTCAAGAACTCTTCTGCCGCTTCTTCCATTTCGCCCCGAATAACCTTCTGACGGAGGGTGCTGCGCTGTAGTGTTCCCAGACCAACATTAAAGCTAAAAGATACAAGAGCATCGAATTGACCTTGAGTGAGTTTGACAGGACAGAAGCGTTCAACACCTCGCTCAAAGCGATTAAGGTCGTCTCTAAGAATGTCATCTACTTCCTCCATAGAAAAGGTGCGGTCGTCTTTATATTCCAATGGGGTACTATCCCGTTCGTCTATCTTTAAAGCACCTTGCCGTGGGTAGAGTACATGACCAACACCAATCGTCCACAATTTTGCGGGACAGCGATATGGACGCTGACGGACACCCTCATGGTGCTTAATCATTTTGATGCCTTTATCGCTTACTTTCACTTCTTAAATGCCTGTGTTCCAAACCAGAAGGAAACAATACTTGCCCAGATAATCTGAGTCTCATCATCCCATAGGAGGTTTAGGGCTACGTCAAATGGCACTTCCCGATGAAACGCAAACCAGAACCCAAACAGCTCTACGAACATAAACATGATGAACATACCGTAGGTAATGGCTGGTCTTACCATAGCCCTAGAGTTTGTAACCCACTGGGAAGCACCCTTGCCAATCTCGATGTCGTGAGCATACAAAG